CGACGAGGAAATCGTAAGGCGATGCACCCACGCCGATCACGTCGATGTGGATCGGTGCGCCGTTTCGCTTCGCAGAGATCACCAGACCGGCCACGAGGGGCCCGTTGGGCGTCTCCGTGCCGGGATAAACGAGGGGCTCGTCGAACCACATGCCCTCATGCCGGCGGGCGATCACCGTGTTGTCCTTGCCCCCGCGAGCCACGTCGACGCCCATGCTGAGCATCTTGGGCACCGGCAGCTGCGGCTTCCATCGCGCCATCGCAGCATCGACCCAGGCCGTCGGGATCATCTGCCAAGGGTCGTCTTCCATCCCGGCGTGGAAATCGCCGTAGAGCATTTGCGATCGCAGAGGTTCTGGAAGAGCTTGCAGCGTCGCCATGTAGTTCGTTCCCATGAGATGCGGGTTGTCGGAGATCCGCGACGGGATGAACGTGCGCGACTGAGGCAGGATCTCCTCGCCGTTGTGGTCGAACGGCGTGCCGTCAGCCACTTCGATTTCCTCGCCGTCCACCATCGCGAACCATCGCAGTTCGCCAGGTTGCGCGGGACGGGGGTGCTTGTCGTCGAGCCACGGCCCGAAGAAGTCCACGATCCACCGGCCTTCTGCCGTCGTCGGCGGGTTGAACGTCAACAGCGTTTGGCAGCGTTGATTGGGATCGACAGAGCGCACCCAACCCATGAGGAACCGAACTTGCGCCTCGAGGAAGTTCGCGGCTTCGTCGATCACGAGCAGGTCTTTCGCACGCCCTTGGAACTTCCGCTCGTCGCCCAGGTTGGGCACGGACCCGAACTCGATCAACCGGCATCGGGGAGTGGGACCGCGCCATATCGGCGGCTTGCCACCGAGGCCCGTACGGTGCCCCAGGATTTGCTCTATGCGATCGACAATCGCGGTGAGCTCCGTACCCTCACGGCGGAATATCTGAACGACCTGGTGCTGCGTGAGGGCCTTGCCGCAAGCGAGATCCGTCTTGCCACCCCCGGCGGCACCGCCGAAGCCGATGACATCCGCATCGGATTCGTAGGCCATGGTCTGAGGCCCGGGGAGAGGCCGCCAGGGGTTTCGACGCTTGAGTTCTCGGGCGAGGGCTAGAGCACGCTCGAGCCGTGCGCGTTCAGAGGAGGTCGTCGATCCCATTCGACGGCGCGACGATCCCGGCGCCGACGAGTGCCGCAATCTCGGCGCGGATCTCGTCGTCCGTCATGTCGTTGACGCGGATGTTGGCTTCCAACTCGACTTTCGAGTTCTCGCGGTACTTCTCGGGGTTGTGGGCTTTCAGCAGGAAGATCGCAAGCGTGTCGGAGTATTCGCGAATCGTCCCACACTCGTCGCCCTGGTAAAACACGGGCTTGTCGACCCCCTCGAAAGCGCGCCGATGGGCCTCGTCCTCGAGCCCCAGCACCGCGGCCTTCATTGCCCGATCCCACCCCGCGGCGAACTCTGGATCGGCGGCCTCGCGCCAGTTGTACGCCGTGCGTCGAGTGATGGCGATGGCCGCGCACGCTTTGGTGACGTTGGCGGTCTCGGCAAGCGCGGCGAAAAACGCTTCGGCCTTTTCTGGCGTGAATTTCATGACGCCGATTCAACCACCGTCCCGCCGGGGTAGGTGCACCCTGAACCCGACCGCGGTCTGCGCCCGCTTGATGCCCTTGACGATGTTCCGGACCTGGGATTTCGATAGCTCGAACTTCTCGGCAATCGCGCCGTAGCCCATCCCCTCCCGATGCAACGCTTGGATCAACCGGACATCGGTATCGGACACCTTCGCTTGCGGATGGTCCTCCCCGATCCGCAATCCCAGATCGTTGACCGCTACATACCGGGCGCCCATTTCGCACTCGCAGATTTTTGCAACTTGCAATTCCCAACAACTTGCACAAATCCGCAAGTGCCGGGTGCCGGCGTGCCGGGAAGGTGCCCGGGGGGCCGGGGGTGGGTCCATCCGACCCGCCCTTCTGCAACGCCTTGGGCATTGCAACAAACCCACCCCCTAAAGGGGGTGTGGGTTCGTGTTGCACTGTTGCCCTGCAACAGTTGCGCAACTGTTGCAACTGTTGCAACTGTTGCAGTCCCAACTCGCAGCTTTTTACGACCGCTGCAACCCGCAAAAAGCAACGAACTCGCAGAAAATAGCAACTTCATTCGCGAATCTCCCCGCAGAAAATTACAAGTTGCCCTCGCAAAACCCCAACTTTGTGCCCTGCACCACGATCCTTTTCGCTTCCCGAAGGTGGTCAATCGCCCGATCCAAACGCTGACCGCGCGTGTCCCGGCGCCCCTCGGCAGGGTCAAACGGCATTTGTTCCTTGGCCTTCGCCTTGACGTCCAGTACCTCGACCCACTCCGATCCCAGTGGGATCACGTCCCGCATCACGTCGAGCACGAGCCTCTCGACCGACCCCTTCGGCCCCCTCTCCGACCGCTTCACCGGCTTGTCTTCGGTGTGACGGACCACGCACGTCGAGATCTCCTCGCCCTCCGCGTCCAAGCCAAGCACCACCGTCTCAAGCTTGAACGCGAACTCCGCTCCGTCCTCCCCGTCCTTCTGTTTGGACACGGTCACAGAGCGCGCCGCATCGGACCGGACGACTTCCAACTCCGTATCGGCCGCGCCACGGAGACCGGACCATCCTCGAGCGCCCTTCGACGCATCCTTGCCGGAGTGGTGAACCATCAACACCACGGCCCCGAAGGCCTGGGCGATGCCCTTGCAGTGCTTGAGCACCTTGCCCACGTCCTCACCGGAGTTCTCGTTCGCTCCCGGCATCACCCGGGCGAAGGTATCGATCACGATCAGATCGGCCCCGCCCGCTGCGGCAAGGGCCCGGGCTATCGCCGTCGCGTCCGCGCTCTGCATGAGGTCCGGGGCGTCAGCAATCACCCCAAGGGGCAGATCGGCCAGCGAGAGCCCTCGATCCTCTGCCGTGGCGTGCAAGCGCTTGCGAAAGCCCGTGGCGCCCTCTGCGGCGACGTAGACCACCCGGCCTTGCCGGACCTTCTTCTCACGCCACGGCGAGCCCGTCGCGACCGCCACGGCCATGTCCAAAGCGAGAAAGCTCTTCCCAGACCCGGGTTCGCCGTACATCACCACCAGTTCAGCGCGGGGGATGACGCCCCGGATCAACCAGTCCAGCGGCGCCCCTTCGGAGAACTGCGCGGCCGGATGAACGTAGAACCGGGGGAGCTTGGGCGCATCGGTCGTGGGTTGGGCGATGTCCACGATCGCCTGGATGTCGTCTGGATCCGAGTAGCCCACGGCATCGCGGAAGGCATCGTCAGTGCGGTGCTCGCAGTGGGCATGCAGGCACCGAAAGTGCCCCTCGGCGTACCCCCCGGTGTGAGCGGGCCAGTAGGTCGTCGACGTGTCGCCCGCTTCGCCCGAGGTGTGCTCCGACTCCCACGGGCAAGTGATGTGCAACTTGCCGTCTCTATCGGTACGGTGCACGAGCCCCTTGTCCAGAAGGAAACGCGCCACTGGATCGGACGAGACCGCTTCGGAGAGCTTCGCGCCCTTCACCGACGGCGCCGACTCCGTCGGGTCTTCGATCCCGAACTCACGCGCAAGGCCAATCCAGAGGTCTTCGAACTGGGCGGGCGTGAGTGCGGGGATGCGATCGGGCGGGCCGTCAAGCCACTGGTACCGCGCCCCGCCCGGGTGCGTCCCGGCCACGACACATTGCTGCCCCGTGGCGAGGAACTCGATCATCCCGTGGGCCGTCTTGATGCGACGTTTCGCGTAGTCCCCGGGCAGTTCCACCAGGCACAGGAACTTCTCGCTGTCCACGCGCATTCGCGTAGGCACGTCCTCAACGTGCTGACAAAGAATCTCGCGGATCGCGTCCGCTTCATCCGCGTAGGGCACGTCCACGTCGATCGCGCGAACGGTGCGGGTCTGTAGGCAGATCCCGTAATCCCTTTCCCTCGACCACGTAGCGATGTCCGCGGGGCCGGCCTGGTAAGTGGTCCACCCGGCGATGCCGGCCGCATGGCGGTTGCCGTTGTACCTCGAGGGCGTCTTCCCAAGGGCCTGCAACTTGGATTCGGGAGAGATCGTCGCTTTCGCGTTCGAGACAACAGGCAGAAGGTCGGCGGTGAGCCCGAGAACCACGTCCCAATGCTGCCACTCCTCCGGCGCGGCCCCGAGTCGCGCGTTGTCGATCGGAATGATTTCGGCCATCACGGACGCACCTCGAGGAATGCCCGAATCACTTCCGCGGCGACTTGCGGGACGATCGCGTTGCCATAGGCGCGCAGTCGTCCCACTCGGTTGGATACCCCATGAGCCAACGGGAATGTGCCGGGTTCAACTGGCCGCCACTTCCCGTCCCGGCAGGGGATCCAGTCGGCGCGGGACCAGAAAGACGAGCGGCGTCCGTCAGTGTCGTGCCCGAGTGTCGACCCGACTCCGTCGAGTAGTTCCTCGCCCCGCTGCTCGCGGCATCCTGCGTCGTCGTCGGCCACCCCGCAAGCCTCACCACCGCGCCCAACTGGCCCCGCCGCTGCTCGTCCGTCGAAGAGCCTTTCCAGTCCGTCGCCGATGTCGTCGGCCACGAACCACAACCGCTGCCGGATGTGCGGCGCGCCGATGCCCGCAGCTGGCACACCAACCGCCCCGACGGCGTAGCCGATTCCTTCCAGGTCAGAGCAAACAAGATCGAGCCATCCGTGGCGAGTCGCGCTCTCAACCTGCTCGCCAAAGATGACGCGAGGGCGACGCTCTTCGATGAGGGCGAACCAATAGGGCCATAGGTGCCGCTCGTCGCGCATCCCGTCGCCACGGCCTGCCACGCTGAAAGGTTGGCACGGACAAGACCCCGTCCACACTCCTCTGGTGTCAGGCCATTCGGCCAGACGAAGGGCGTGGGCCCATCCACCGATACCTGCGAAGAAATGGCATTGATCGAAAGCACTGAGATCCTCCGGGGATACGTCCATAATCGACCGAGTGTCGACCTCTCCGTCGGGCAGATAGCCCGCCGCTATGAGGTTGCGCAACCACGCGGCCGCGTAGGGGTCAATCTCGTTGTAGTAGGCGCCCACGGGATTACCCCGCGAGCGTGTCGACGGCGCCCTTCAACGCAGCGAACACCCGCCACGAGGGCGACGCGATGTCCCCGTTCAGGATCCGGGATACGGTCGGTTGCGTCGTGCCGATCGTGTCGGCGATCTTTTCCTGACTCCATCCGGCTTTCAGCAAGGCACGAATCAGATCGGCCGGCGATTGGGCAGTCTCAGTCACGGTATGCACTCCCGCATTAAATGGCTCAAGTCTATGCGTTTGCGCATGCTGTCACAAGCAGAGCGAGCACGTGTGATCTCTGCGTTCGTGCAGCAATGGCTCGTGGCCTTTCTCGCCCTGGGCATTGGCTACGGCCTCGGCGGTGGCAAGACCACATGGCCACGCGGCGCAGCTGTCGGCGCAAGTGTGTGGGTGATCGTGTTTCTCGTGTCCCTCCTCCCCCTCCCCTCCCCTCTCGACTTCGTCCTCCCCCTTGGGGCCGGCGCCCTCGCGGCCTGGTTCCTCCTGCGCGTCTCCCGCTGACCTAAGCGTTCCCGCATTGCGGGAAAAATAATTCTCGAAATTATGCGTTTCCGCATTGACTAGAGAAATGCGTTTTCGCATACTGCGCTCCATCGACCCCGTGCCGAGGGGTCCAGAGGAGGAAAGCCAAGTGGCTACGCAAACAGTGAAATATTTCAGCGGGACGGATGAGCTTCGCAGCATCCAGCCCGTCCCCAACGCACAGTTCGCCGCTATGGGTGGCGTCAAGGCCCGGGGCAACTACTTCGACGGGTTCAAGAGACTCGCCGGGGTCGACGCCGAAGGCGTGCTTCGTCCCGTGAGCCGCACGATCTTCTTCAAAAAGAATCCGTCGTTGCACAAGTGCGACGCGCGTTGCCGCCACGCCAAGGGCGGCAACTGCGAATGCTCGTGCGGGGGCAAGTTCCACGGTGCGGGGGACTGAACGATGAACCACTTGCAACAACTAACCGCGATTCGGGCCGCCCTAACGGCGGCTCAACTCCGCACGGGGCGGACCACTTTGGCAACCCGAGTGGAGAAGGGTCGAGTGCAAATCGTCGACGTGTCGTACTTGTCCGGCGGTCGTTCCGCGGTCCAAGAACTGTCCACGTGGCTCACCGCCGACGAGTGCATCGCCGCCCTCAACGCACTGAACACGCTCGACGAGGTGCCGGAATGACGATGTATAGCCACCTCAGCGACGCGGAACTCGTCCGGATGGGACTGGCCGACATCAACCCGCTCACGAGCAACGACCTCGAGATAGAACTGCTCAATCGATTCGGTGAAGCCTCGGCCGCGCTGGCCGAGTACGTCGGGCGCGAAGACTTCGACGTTCAACCGCACCACCTCGAACTGCTTCGCTATCTGGAATTGGAAGGCGTCGAGACGATCGACCACGCCAAGAAGCTGATCGAAACGCGGAACGAGTTGAAGGCCGTGTCCGATGGCATCGACGAGACGGCCTTCCAAAAGCTCAACCAACTGTTAACCGCCGTCAACTAGGAGCAGTCATGCAACCCGTAACCCTCTCGATCACCGTCAACACCACCGAGCAACTCCTCGCCGTGTCCGCAGCCATCGCGGCAGCGTCCGGAGCGAAGGTGCCCGACACGAGCACCCCCTCGGCGTCC